CGCATGAGCGCGACGATCCTCCGTGATGCCGCATGGGATGCCCTGAAGGAGAAGACCCATGAACCCGGCTGACATCTACTGGGCCTATCAGGAACTCTACCGCATCGCGCCGCTGTTGACGCAGGAGGAATACCTGAAGCGCGACCGCGAACTCTACGACAAGCTGCAAGAGATCAAGCGGCCATGATCTTCGACCGCGACGTCTATTTCGACCAGGTCCGCGACAGCCTGTTCTACGGGAGCATGGAGCAGGTCCATGTCGACGGCCAGAACATCCTGTTGGCCGTCTGGGAGTACCAGAACCTGCAGGACACGCGCCACCTCGCCTACATGTGCGCCACCGTCCACCATGAGTGCGCCCAGCGGTGGTGGCCGATCACCGAATACGGCTCCGAAAGCTACCTGAAGGACAAGGACTACTGGCCCTACATCGGCAGGGGCTGGGTCATGCTGACGTGGGATTACAACTACGAAAAGGCCAGCCACGAACTCAACCTGACCGATGAGCGCGATCTTGTCGCCCACCCGGAAATGGCCCTCGACAGCCTGATCGCTACCAGAATCCTGTTCAGGGGCATGGAGCAGGGCTGGTTCACTGGCAGGAAACTCGACCAGTATTTCAACGAGACGGAAGACGACCCGGTCAACGCTCGCCAGATCATCAACGGCAATGACGACGACAAGCTGATCGCCGGCTACCACCAGAAGTTCCTCGACGCTCTGCTGAAGGCTGCGAAAACGGCATGACCAAGAAGACCTTCGGACCACATAACAAGCCGCAGGGGAAGCGCGGCCCCAAGGACAGTTTGACCGACAAGGAGCGCAAGCTGGCGCAGGGCCTGGTCGGCGGCCTGACGATGAAAGCCGCCCTGCAGAAGGCGGGCTATGCGTCGTCGGTCCTCTCCAGTGCCGATTCGGTCCTCAATCGTCCGCGATTCGTTCGCTACATCGACGGCCTCAGAACCCGTCAGGTGGAACGCTTGGATTATTCGATCGACAACCTGTGCGCCCGTCTCGAAAGGGTCTATTTCGAGGCGATGGAGAAGTCGCAATACGGCCCCGCGGTGCAGGCGGTGATGGGCGTAGCTAAACTCATGGGGCATTTGACGGATAAGACGGAAATAGAACTCCACATCCTATCCAAACCAAGTCGTGATCCGACTGATGTAGTTACCCTCTCGGTGGAAGAATGGCAGCGGCAATTTGCGCCTAAGCGCGTCGGTTATGGCGCTGCTGAAGATAAGTCGCCCAACGGCAGTTCTCCGGGGCGTAACCCAAAGAACCATTGATGCGGTCGAGGGTCAGATCGTCGGTGTAGCCATTGGCCAAGGCCCAATTGTAGAAGGGCATGAAGTCGAACCATTCATCGCAGATCGTAACATGACGGTAGCAGAGCTTATCCTTCTTCCGGATTCGGGCGTGCATGTTGCGCCAGCAAACATATAGCCGCGTGTCGGCGCGCCCGTGCTTAGTCTGGCGCTTCTTCATGACGTCAGTTCTCAGGCAGCCGCAGGATTGAACACGGGCATGGAGCAGATTGGCGCGCATCACCACCTTCTCGCCGCCGCAAAGGCATCGACAGCGCCAAAAGGAGTTTTTATTGGTGCTATGTGAGTGCGAAACGACGGTGAGCCGCCCGAAAGTTTGTCCGATCATCCTTGCAAGATACCGTGAAAGGATGGGAAAGCAATGACTGTCTCAATTCGCCTTGGTTTCATCCCCCAGAAAGGTCCACAGCTTGCCTTCCTTAAATGCCCGTCGGATATCGTTGTCTACGGCGGTGCGCGCGGCGGTGGCAAGACTTATGCCTCGCTTGGCGAGTTCTGGATCCACGCGGAGGACCATGGCCCTGATGCAGTCGGGCTCATCGTCCGCCGCAGCCGGGAGGATCTGAAGGATACTATCGCCACCGCTATTCGAATGTATGGTAACGCGGCGCGGTACGCTGAGAAAGGTAACGTGTTCCGGTTCGCCAACGGCGCCCGACTCAATTGCGCCTACCTTGAAAACGACCGTGATGCGGAAAATTATCAAGGCTGGTCCCTCACCCGTGTCTACGTCGAGGAGCTCACCCAGTTTCAATTACCGGACCCGGTGTTCAAATTACTGGCGACGTTGCGCTCCTCGAGAGGCATCAAGCCGCAGATGCGATGCACCTGTAACCCCGGCGGTCCCGGTCATGGCTGGGTCAAGGAATGGATTATCGACCACGGTGAATACGAACTGGTGACGGACCCGGAATCCGGTCTGACCCGAACCTTTATCCCGGCCAAGCTCAAGGATAATCCTGCGCTGCTCGACAGCGACCCGCAATACATCAATCGATTGAAAGCGGTCGGTTCATCCGAACTGGTGAGGGCCTGGCTGGATGGCGACTGGACGGTGATCGAGGGCGCCTTCTTCCCCGAATTCCGCCCGGATCGCCACATCATCGAACCGTTCGACATTCCCGACGAATGGACGCGGTGGCGGGCCGCCGACTGGGGCTCGGCGAAGCCGTTCTCGATCGGCTGGTACGCCCACGTCCAGGACGATTTCCACCATGATGGACGCCTGCTGAAGCGCGGCGCGATTATCCGTTATGCGGAGTGGTATGGGGCGGCCAAGGCCAATGTCGGCCTGCACATGACCGCAGAGGAGGTGGCAAATGGCATCGTCTACCGTGAAACGCAGGGCGGCAAGCGGCAAAAGATGGCTTACGGCATCCTGGATCCGTCGGCATTCGCGGTTATTTCCGGCCCCTCCATCGCCGAAACCCTGGCGCGTCACGGCGCTCCGTTTCGGCGGGCGGACAATACGCGCAAATCGACTGATAAGCGCATGGGCGGCTGGGACCAGGTCAGAAACCGGCTGAAGGGCGACAAGGACGGCAATCCGATGCTGTTCGTGTTCGCCACCGGCCGTCACCTGATTCGGACGCTGCCGATGATGCAGCACGACCCCTACAACCCCGAAGACCTCGACACCGAAGCCGAGGACCACGCCGTCGACGAGCTGCGTTACGCCTGCATGAGCCGTCCATTCGGGGCCAGAACCGAGAAACTTGACAGCAAGAACCCCTATCTGATCTCCAATATCTTCAAAATCAAAGAACATGGGTGATTGCGGGCATTTTTGGTGCTATTGCCGTCGAGCAGGCCCAATGAGGGATAAATGGCCCGCGACCCAGAAATAGCCAACCCACCCGTCGAACCGTCGACAGCCGAGATCGGGCGGCCCAATGCCCCCGTCGACGAAGCCAATGATGCCGGCCCCGATCGCCCCGTAGACCGCGCTTACTGGGAAATGTGCCTCGCCGACGCCGAGCGCGCCGAGCAGAACTGGCGCCGCCGCGGCCGCGAGATCGTCGCCATCTACCGCAACGAAGGCCCCGGCTCATCGAGCCCCAAATCCGGCAAGAATGCCGGCGGCCAGCATTTCAACATCCTTTTCGCGAACACCGAG